TTGGAACTGAGGATCTTGATCCAGAATTGCTTGTCGTTCCAGAAGAAGTGTTGGTGCGAGTTGCAACGCTTCGCCCTGTAGTTGAGGCCGCAGCTTTATTCGAACCAGAATTCGGCATTGCCGCTGGAGTACTAGAAGAACGTGAAGATGTACTGCTCGGAGTAGTTTCAGTCGGTTCACTTGGAGCGGCAGGTAATGAAGGCGCTGCCACATTAGGAGAAGACGGAGTATTACCTTGAGTAATATTTGGCTGTACGGATGCATCTACTTCAGTACTCTGACTTGAAGCAGAAGAAGAGCCTCCAGTAAAAAAATCTAATCCGTCAGAAATAGTGCTGGCAACATTTCCTACAAAATTAAATACACTTTTAATGCCGCTCGCGAGTGACTTAAACGCTTCTTGTACCGGTTCGAACTGCGCAGCTATTAATCCTCCTACAAGGAGTGCTACTCCCATTCCAGTAGCATCAGATTTTTCTGCATCTGCTTGAGAATTTTGTTCGATAGGAGATGCATCTTCTGATTTCGCTTCGATAGCGGCTTCTTTAGTTGCTACTAAATTTTTATTGGCTATTTTCTTTTGATTATCTAAGCGCTGCTTAAGATATCCGTCAACAGCAGCCAGCTTCTCTATCATTTGAACGATAGGAGAATTGATTTTAATATTTGAAACAGGAAGTTGTCCACCGCCTGTAGGAGTTTTGACTTTTTGCTTTGCGGCCTGTCCAGCTACACCCATTCCTGAAAAAACTTGGCCAGCCGCGGCTTTCTTTGCCCAATTTTCGTAAAGCTTTTCTTCTTCGGTCGTACCTTCCACGATGCCTTGATAGGCAGCTTCGATCAGTTTACTAAAGGCAGGATTAGCAGCGTCTTTAGTTTTCTTGTCGATCCATACGTTGCTGTTAAGATCCCATACGTATTCTGTTTTACCAAGTTTTACAATCGGCCGAGAAGTATCAATACGAACACGCTTCTTCTTTCCTTCAGGAGAATTTTCAACCTGAAGTCTATTCAGGAGTGAAAGCAATCCTTCAGGAGCTTTTGCTTTTGATTTCTGATCTACCCAACCTTCAGCAGTTTTAATGAAGGTTTGACCGCCTATTGTAACTGGTTCAGCCATTACGCAGCCATCTTCGGTTTATGATATTGCATGTATTTTTCTATTGAGCCTTTTCCTGGGAAATTAGGATCGAAGTGTTCGCGCTTATTATCATTCGAAGAATTAGCTTTATTGCCTAAAGCAGCGCCTGATGCTTCTTGCTGATTCTTAGCTTGAGCTGTATCTTTAGCTCCTAAGTCAACTGCAGTTTGTACTTGTGTCGACATGCCCTTTAATGTTTCAGTCACAGCAGATGCGCCTTGATTAGGAACTGCTTTGGCTACATTACCTTGCATAGTATCATTAAAATTATTTAACTGAGATCCGGGCGAATAAGCTTGTTTACCAAAAGAAGCTCGAGCGATCGTGCCGAGAGCTTCCATTGCACCTTTACCTAAATTAGCAAGATTCGCAGCCACATTACTTCCAGGCGCAGCTGCACCTTGCGAATCATAAGTAGAAGGCGCATATTGTCCACCGGTATAATCAGCCATCCATTTTGCTTGATATTGTGCAACTGTCAGTCCGTTATTCTGAGACAATTCCTCGGGTGTAAGATACTTCTTGGGACCAGCATACCATTCGGCTGGAACTGCGGTTACATCTCCGCCATTTCTTCGTAATATATCTTGAACATATAGTGCAGCAACAGCGTCTTGAATAGGTGGTGGAGCAAGATATGCTCTAGGATATTCAGTTCCTATTTTATATAATTTAGTTAAATTTCTCCAAGATTCGTCGAGGAATGCATATGCACCAGATGCAGTTTGGTCTGGCATGCCAATCGGATGTGGAATACCATAATTGCCACCGGACTCTCGCGTTCTGATAGTAGCAAGGATTCTTTCTACATCTGCTGGAATAGGTGGAAGATTTTGCAACTGTGCTGCAGAAGCTATCGGAGCTCCAGCAATATTACCTGATCCCGATATTGGAGCTGCATCAGGCTGTGGTTTTAAATTTGCAGTAGCTTGCGCATCTTTTAATTGTTCTTCTTCTTCTGTCCAATCCCAATATGCAGATATAATATCATATATTAGAAATGCGCTTGAGGCGACAGTAATAAGAGTAAGCAAAGCTCCAGGTATTACGCCAATTCCTGTTGCAGCAATTCCAATACCTGCTAAAGCTCTTCCAAGTAAAGGCATAACCTTTCTTGCAAGGAAAGTTTTACCAAAACGTTTTGATAAAAATGCTACAAATCTTCTTCCTTTTGGACCTGATAACCATCCTCCGCCTGCTGAAGAAGCAGCTTTTGATGCTATTTTTCCAGTGACAGGATCTCTAAATCCTAGTCTTCCTCCTGATGCCGAAAGCCGCGGTGCAGCCTGAGTTTTTGCAATATTAGCTCGGGCATTTTTAATTTTTCCAAAGGTTTTTACACCTCGATATGCAGCATAACCGGCCAAACCTCCGGCCATGGCATAGTCATATGATCCATCTTTTCGTGGAGCTTGAGTGCCATCAGGTTCTTTTCCAGTCCCGGTTATATTTTCAAATAAGCTATTTCCGGTAAAGCGCTCGCTGAGATACTCGGCTACGAGCCCTGCAATTCCCAAGCGAACTCCGCCTAGAAGATATCCAATAACTGAGCCTGTACTTGCTACTCCATCGGCGAGTGGACCAAGGAAATCAAATTTTTCGTTAAAGGCTTTATAACTGTCTTTTAAACGATCGAGTTCTTTGGTATCTAAATTGCCTATGGCTAAAAGGCCGAGTCCTGCAATCCCACTCGCCGCTAAGATGGCTTTCGTGATTGTGCCAGCTCTGCTTTTTACTGTGCTGTCATCTGACATACCGCTAAATTTGTCAGATAACTTAGTAAAGATACTTTCTTTTTGGCCGCCGCTTTCAATGGCACTTTCTCGTTCAGCTTGAGCTTGCTGAACGAATGCATCTCTCTCAAACTTAATTTGCGCCTGAAGAGTCTTATCGATAGAAGAAAGATAATTGACTGCGACTACTAGAAGCTTTTCAGTAGGCATATTCGCATTGACAGCAGGAGTAGCAGCTTTTTTCGGAGCAGGAAGTGTTCCTCCGCCAGTTACCTTGCCTTTCGCAGCAGTCCCAGCGATACCAAAATTATTTACTATCGTTTTAGGTGCAGGAGTTAACGCTCCACCGACAGCAGAGCCGATACCTTGGGCGATACCTCCGACGGCAGAACCAATTCCAGTGACTGTCGCAGAAGCAAGACCGAAGAGACCTTCAATGCCCTCTCCTACGACTTCTACGCCGAGTCTTGGTAATATTCCCCCGAGTCCTGGTTTTCCAACCTTTCCCATTACTTCCTTCTACTCTCTATTTCCTGTTTTTGCTCTTCAAGATGAGCCATCAACAAATCAACATAAAGATCTCTTTCATAAGGTATCAAATTTTCAATCTCAGATATCGAATATTTGTGATGCTGAGCCAAAGCAAAGATCATACTATAGTAGTTTTGAAGCGAGTTGTGACTCAGCGCCACATAAAAAAATCTTTGAGATTCGTTAACTCGATACTCCTATCATTACCAAGTTCATTTTTGTATTCGATCTTATGATACAGCTTCGGCATCTTCTCAAAGAATTCACGAATCTTTTCAAAAGAATTCACTGGCAATTGATCGATAAATTCTTCAAGTTCTCTGTCGCTGTATTCAGAAGCAGGATAGATTTCTTCGTCTGTCAGAATGGTATCAATACAGTTGACAATGAAGAAAGTCATCAGATCGACTTCATTGTCAAACTGTGTAATCTTATCAGTGATGCTCGCACTCGGATACTTCATGATCATTGAAATAGTATCAGAGAGTTTGATAGTCGAGTCGACACCTTCAGGCATTTCGACTTCAATCGAATCGAGATTGAGTTCAAAGTCATAAACCTTGTCATCTTCGTTATCACGATAAGATAACTTGACAATGTTGTTGACAGACTTCGCACGAAGCTTCAAGAACAAATATTCAAGATCGAAGGTTGTAAGCTTATCGACATCAAAGTCGTCGTCTTGTACACACAGTCTTAAGATCTGCTTGATAGCTCTGATCACATCAGTATCTTCTCCGCCTTGCTGAGAGATCAGCAAGATCTTTTCTTCTTTCACCAAGAACGGTCGAAAGAGGATCTTTTTACCCGAAGAGGGCACAATCACGTCAAAGAGTGGTTGATCGATTTTTGGTAAAGGCATTATATATTCTCCTAGATTTAAAATTATGTATTAAGAGCCGATGTTGATACGCAGCACTCCGAGAGTCGAATAGTCTTTCGGCACCGGAACATCTGCAGTTTGACTTGTAGTCGGTGTATTCAATTGAACGGGTGTTACTGAACCTCTCGTTCTAAATCCGTCACCGATTGTAACGGTTTCATTCGAGAAATCTGTAAGTCTTCGGGCAATATCACCTGATGGATCAAGAGCAGCAAGTGAAACTCCTGAAGCGAATGGGCTGACTGCATATTTTCCTTTTGCAGTCACTTTAATTTCATCCGCAAATGGCGCGTCTTGCTTCTTCTTTGCCGGACTTTGTTTGATTCGAACGTCTGTAAAAGAAAAAGTGATATTTAATTTCATCAATTCGTTTTCTTCGCTCCATGACATATTCATGCTTTGAATGCCAGTAGGAAACGCATCATATATATTGTATTCCATGACATTGTTTTGAGATCTGTCATATACAAATACGTTTATTGAACTACATGCATAAGTGTCTTTGTATGCGATCTCGTATGGTTTACGACCGTCTGGAAGAACATTATTCATATTCGCACCGCCAAAAGAATCGCGATTAACGATCTTATTTAACCACTCTTCAAAAAACTGTACGACAAACGCATTTTTATCGACGATAAATTGTAGAGTAAAGTCTCCGACATTTACACCATATGGAACGTTTTCAACTGGACCGAATCCGTATCTTCGAATGTTTTGTTCTTGCAACAGGTTAATCGAAGGAAGAACAACGTTATCACATCTCATCGTAAGAATCGAATCAAGATTTCCAGCGGCTGTTGGAAACTTTTGTATTGCCCATGGCATCGGAGCAAAAACTACTAAGAAGCTGTGTGTAGGCAGTACACTGTCTGCACCAGAAACTTCAGCTCTAAATCTACCGATGTTAAAGCTTTGACCTTGGCGTCTATTAACAGAAAACGCCTGATTAGAAGTGGTGGCCTTCGCTACGCCAGTATTACTACCTTGAGAATCTCTTTCATATTCTTCTAGATTAGTATTAACGCCTTCTCCTCTTAGACGCTCGTCGACCACTACTTTCGGCAAAGGCAGCAAAGACTTATCTGCAGCTGCAACGCCTTGCGCGCCCTGAGCTGCAGTACCCGCTGTGCCTGCTGTACCTTTTGCTACTTCTTGTTTTGTCGAGGAAGCTGGGGAAGCGCCATCAAATGGAACTGCATTGCCTGGTACCACACCGCCAGGCGCTGTACCTTGTGCAGCTTCTTGTTGAGGAGGCGTTGCGGCAGGTGTTTTAGGTGCATCTGGTCGACCTTGTTGAATTAATCTTCTTTGATCTGGCGTGAGTCGATCAACACGTGTATTACGCGCAGTTTGAAATGCTCTTTCTTCTGCTGTTGGAGCCGCAACAGCCGGCTGCGCCGGCGGCGTTGGTGTTGCGGCTATTCTATCTTGCTTCTCGCGGGCTCTTCTGGCTATCCCCTGTTGATCTGTTTCTGCATTACCGCTACGACGTCCTCCACTGGTTACCCATTCAGCAGCGGCAGAAAAAGCATCGGAGATTGCCGTTTCTACTGGACCTGGACGACTATTGCGTTCTCTGCGCTCTTTTTCGCGTTTTTCTATCGCCGCGCGCTCTGCTGGAGTAGGAGTATCATATATCGGATTTCTAGTAGACATTATTTAGTAACTCCTAGCATTCTTTTCGTGTCCATCCAAACTTGATTCTTTCTTGCTTTGACGAAACGTTCTGTTGGTAAGAAGAGCGCGATATCCCATTCAGATGGATAAACGTACATAAACTTTGATTGTACGTGCGAAGTCAAGTAATGCTTGATGCATGGAGCATACCATCTTAGCTTTGCGGCCTGTGTCATGAGTTCATAGCTAAGTTTGAGGCGAGTCGACTCGTCGTAACGAGTGTTGTTTGCAAAGTCATATAAACCGTCCATCAACTTCGCTCTGAGTTGTAACGGCAAGTAGTGTAAGTTGAGTCCCATAAATCCGCCTTTGACCTTCTTATATGGAAAGATCAGAGGAAATCTATCGTAGTACGGCAGTTCTTCTTTGTGTTTTGGATCATAGTAGAACATGTACATTGATCCGAGCAGAGGCTGAGTGGTCATACGTACTGTATCACCCTTCATCATCTCACGCTCATTAATACGGTTCATTTTGCCGGCAGTATCTCTGAACCACTCACGCGCAGTGTTAGTACGCGCTGGGATTTGGCCAGCACGGACACCTTGAGTGATGATACTATCAAAGACTGTTGCCATTAAAACTTAATTCCTAATTCTTTTTCGGTCAGTATATCGAATTTCCAACCGCGATCATTACAAAATACTGCTGCAGCCTTCCATTTGGCTTCATTGACGCCCCATGTCATGACTTCATTAATATAACGCTTATTAGGCTTATTTATCACCACTGGAGGTCGCGTCTGCGCATGAGGTTTTATTTCAACCACCACAGTATCGATCTTGCCTTCTGGATTTTTCTTCTTGACAATAAAGTCTGGAAAGTATCGATGTACTCGATTATCAATAGGAGAGCGATACGGGATGACGAGTTCTTCACTTCCCCATTGCACGACATTAGGATGAGAATCTAAGTACATCATGAACTTTAATTCCCACCGACTACGATATATGATATTGTTCGAGTCTCCGATATACTTCTTCGTATTCTTTGGTCGAAACTTTCCCTGATAAGCCATGATTCTATTTATAAATAAGCTGATAGCCTTTTAATTTGAGAGATAACATGGCACTTGTTAGAGTAAATATCGACAGTTTCAAGAAAGATGTCGGCGGAATTGCAAACAGACTCGTAAATAGAGTCGTTAACAAACTCGAAGACAAACTCGAGAATGCAGTCGAAGATCTTTTTGCTAAAGCACTAAAGAAAGTAGGATTTTCTGATAGAATTGCTGCAGAGCTTTCTGCAAGATTTGGTGATGCTCTGACTGTTGGTCTCGAAGACAAGTATTTCGAAACCTTTACGAGCGAGATGAAGCGCGCATCATGTGCCGACATTCGTAATAACTTTAATCCTCGGAATGGTAATCTTATTGGAGCTTCTGCTGCTGCTGAAACATATGTTGATGCTATTCAGCGAGCTTCGAATAAAATTAACATAGACGGTATGCCTACTTTGCAATTTCCGGATCATATCAGTGACAGATATCATATGGCGTTTAAGTTTAAACGCTATGAACGACCTTCTCCTCATACGGCGTCTGAACTCAAGTTTGTACAAGCATTCGCTCTTCCTTTGCCGAAAGGACTAAGAGAAAGCTTTGATATCAGAGTTGCTGAAGATCCTCAAGGAATGTCTGGAGGGGTTGCAGATCTCACTCAACTAGCAATGTCTGGAGGATTAGACGCCCAAAAAGCAACCAATGCGGCCGTCGCGTTGGCTTATGGAAAAATGATTCAGGCAACAGGCGATATTGGTGGCGCAGTAGCTCAAGGCCTCGGAGCTATTCCAAATCCTCATATTCAAGCACTCTTCAGTGGAGTTCCTCTTCGTACACACCGTTTCGAATGGACTTTTTCTCCTCGAAATGCGAAAGAAAGTCAGCAGCTGATGAATCTGCTGAAAGCAATGAAAGCTTATTCTCTACCATCATATAGTAGCTTAGGTACTGCGGCGCTGGCTTATCCATTCTTATGTCAACCAGAATTGAAGATTGCCGGCACTGCACAGTTAATTAAATTCCAGCCGTGTTTGATTCAACAAATTGAACTTAACTACTCTCCACAAGGAATTCCTGCATTCTTCGAAGGTACGAGTCATCCTGCATTTATCGAATGCTCGATAACAATGCTTGAAACACAAATTCAAACTTCACGCGACTATGGCAGAGAAGGTGGCGATCGTCTTAGCGAGGGAATTGACGAAATACTAAAAGGACTACAAAAAGGAATTGATAAAGCAAATAATAATACCGAAGGCGGGAATGAAATTCAAACTATTCTAAGCGAATTCCAAGAAATAGGCAACGGCATTCTAAATCCGAAGGCCACCACTACTTCGCCTAAACAACAAACAGGAAGTTAAAGATGGCAAGATATTTTGACAGATTTCCAATCGTAGATTATGACGGAGATATTGCTAAGAACATCTTGGCCAGAGTCGACTTTACTGAAAAGACGAAGCGAGACATCTACTCTACATTTGAATTTACTCTTGAAGAAGGGTTTGAGAGGCCAGATCTTTTATCTTATAACTATTATGGATCTTCGAAGTTTGATTGGATGATTTATCTTACGAATAACATCGTCGATCCTTATTACGACTACTATAAATCTGCAGAAGATTTTAAGAGTTACATGGAAACAAAGTACGGATCCAATTCCAATGCTCGATCGATTACTCTTTTCTACAGATTAAACTGGCACGAAGACGAAAGAACTATTACGGTTCAGCAGTATGAGGCTCTTGTTGCAGATGAAACTGCCAATGCTCGAAAATATTGGAAGCCAAAGCTTACAAATACTGGAGCTGTAATCGGTTACGAAAGAATCAAAGAAGATTGGACAGTATCTACGAATAAAGTATTATCATTATCTTTGACTGTTTCTCCATCGGGATTTTCAGTTGGAGATAGAGTAACACAAACAAGTACTGAAGCATATGCTACAATCGACTGCATTGATCTTGAAAACAATCGCTTGACTGTAAAACACGTAAGCGGATCATTTACTGTCAATGAAGCAGAGGGTATAAAAGAAATCACTCTGATAAGTCAAAATATACCTGAAGCTGAAACAGAATATTGGTATGCAGTGAACGCATATGAAGATGAGAAAGAAACAAACGAACTGAAGCGTAACGTGTTTGTGCTAAAATCTTCTTATCTCGCAGAAACAGAAAAACAATTTATACAACAACTGAGCTTATAATATGAATTCGATTAGAGACGGACAGTTTAAACTCAATGAATTTTTATTGATTGATGCCACAGCCAAAACAGTTGACTGCGGCAAGGCTGAAGATTTAACTGCTCTCTGTGTACAAGCAAACATATATGAATCTGTTTTAGAACCTTGCGTTCGCGCGCAATTCGAATTCTATGATGCAAAAGGTGCTAGTGATAAACTTATTTTTACAAATAAGAAAATTGTAATAGACTTTACAACCAACGAAGACAACCCAAAATCAGCCATTCGATATGAATTTTATGTTATTGGAAAACCTGTTGCAGTCAAATCTCAAGATGATAAAGCTTCAATTTTTAAAGTTGAGTGTGTTACATACGAAGCGTGGAAATCTACTGATATTGAAAACGCGCCACTTTCGGAAAAGAAGTTAGCGGCTGAGAATGCAGTAAAAGCTTATCTTAATATTATCGGATCTCAAAAACCGCTGTTCGCTGAAAAAACTCGCGGGTTGCATGCATTTAATTTTACTTTAAAGAAACCTCTTGAGTGTATCGATGAAATTAGACTCGAATATGCCATGTCTCAAGAATTTAAAGGACACGCATTTTACTTTTTCGAAAACAAACACGGATTTGTTTTTAAGAGCATGGAAATGCTAATCAAAGAAGGCAAAGAGAATATCGGTGATAAATGTTTCTTGCAATCTACTTTAACCAATTTAGATGTGACTGGTGCAAAGTGGAGAAACATTTTAACTACTAAGCTCATTCAACAAGGCAGTGAAGGAATAGCAAAACTTCTTGGTGCTGGAGCCAATTCAGTTAAACAATATAATAAAGTCACCGGACAAACCGAAGATTTTGAAGCCGATCCAAAAAATCTGGAATTTGAAACTCTAAATAAAGGATCTGCATCTACTACTCTGAAAGCGCAGCATGAAAAATCTAGGGATGGAAACAAAGGAAAAGTAAAAGAGATTAAGTTCGATCCAACTATTTCAAATATAGAGAGAGCAGAAAAATTTAATCATTTGCCTTATTACATGGCTCACTTTTTAACCGTAATTATGCAAATTACAATTTATGGAGATTCGACTATTACTGTCGGAGATGTGATTAAATGCCAGTTTCCTGAAGCGAGCGGTCTTACAAAAGGAGAAAAAAATCCTATTAATGAAGATAGCGCGATGACGACAGGCAATTATATGGTAACTAAATGTCGACATATGCTGACTTTCAATGAAAAAGCAGAATATGCACAAGGATTAGAACTCGTGAAAGACGGTATCGGCGGCATACCACAAACACACACAAATTAGAGGATGATAGATGCAAGTTCCAAAAATTTTTGAAGGCATAGTAGCAGAAGATCCGACTTCGGATCTCGGTTTAGAAGCTGATGAGCCGCAAACTGGCAGAGTGTTAGTGAGAGAAATCTTAGGTCACTCTAATCAAATCAGTTCTGAAAATCTGTTACCAGCATATATCGTGATGCCTACTGTAAGCGCAGGTGTTTCTGGAATCGGAATGAGTCCGACTGGCCTCCTAAAGGGATCTCGAGTCATGTGCATGAGACTTCCTGACGAACCATCAGCATATATTATTGGCGTATTAAACTATGCTCCAGAAGATAATCATAGTGTATCATCTTATGCTCGAGGACAAGGCGAACCAGAACTGAAAACACGTAATCGTATTAAAGGCGAGGATCGTGTAATTGAACCTGATTCGAAATATAAGGCGAAATATCCTTACAACAATACTATGACTACTCGCAGCGGACACATCGTAGAATTTGATGATACTCCAGATTCAGAGCGCGTACAGATCTTCCACAAGTCAGGATCCTACATTGAAATCTTACCAGACGGAACTATCGTAACAAAGTCTGTAAAGGATCATATTCAGTTGGCATTCGGCAACATTTCGATCTTCAATCAAGGCGAAGAAGATGGCGGTAAAGACATCGAGATCACTTCGAACCAAGGTGAAATTATAATCACTGCACAAAAAGATGTCAGCATTTTTGCTAATGAAGGTAACGTAGGGATCTTTGCAAATAATGGTACGGTCTCGGTAACATCCAAATCTGGTGCGGTGGATATTCAGGCTGCAATTGTTGGGATTAATGCATGAGAGCTGTAGTTTATGTTCCAGAAGTACCGGCTTTAGAATGTAGCGCAAGCGGAAAGATATCTTTTCGTCAGCTAGAAGATTACTTTGTAGGCATCTCAAAGATCATTAGTCAGCTTAAACTGCAAGCGAAGTTTATTCAAGACGAGTGCGGTAAAGAACTCATTCAGGCTATTCGTGATATCGAAAAGCTGGTCGATGATATTACTGGTATTTTGATGACAGACGTCTTTAAGAAGATCAAGTCTAAAGAACAGGAGATGAAGTACAAAGTTCGAGAGTTTATGAAAGAGATTGACGTATGGTTTCAGAAGAAGATCGTCGAAGCTCTACTCAAGATTATTAGTATCCTTGGAATTCCGAATCCACTTACTACTCCGATTCCATTCATTACTGCTGTTACACTTATCGATGAAAACGGTAATCCTGTCCGTTATCAACCTGTGATCAAGGACTTCTTTACGAAGGAAGGTAAAGTCAAGATCAAGGCTGCTATGGCAGAGGATATCGAATCGATTCGTAAGTTCTTTGGTGGCGGCAAATATGACGGCACATTAGGAATCAAGAGCCCTGAGCACGAAGCAGAAGAATTCTGGCAGAAAGCTTTGCGCTGGATGAAAGAACTGCTGAGCGATTTCATTGCCGCATGCATCAATGCAATGATCAGATTACTGACTAAGATTCCTATTATTGGTCCTATCATTAAAAGACTCGGTGTATTCATTGATCCTACGAAGCCTATTAAAGAACAGTTGAAACTCAAGTATGAAGAGTTTAAACAAAAAATTAAGAAGGCCAAAGAAGATGTCTTATCTGGAAAGGCTTTCGAAGATCTCGGCGAAAAGTTACTGAACGAACTGATAGACTTTGTCTTGAATCTGCCGATTCCATTATTTGGAACACTCGGCAATCTGATTGGTTTCGATAAAGAACAGCGTAAGAAGAAAGAAACGATTCACTCGAAAGAAGAATTGTGGCATCGAATTGAAGATGCATTCGAAGATGCCATGGAAAAGATCAAGAAGTTCTTTCAAACAGATTTACTGGCAAAGATACATGATATCATATTGAAAGCTCCAGGTTGGATCCTGAATCAGTTTCCAATCGTAAAGAAAATCATCAAGGCGATCAAGCTGATCATTGATATTTGCCGCGGTAAAGTATCAATTTGTGTGGTATTAAATATCATTTTAAAACCGATATTTAGTATTCCTGATGCAATCTTAAAGTTAATTCCGAATTGCATCGAAGTGAAAAGAACGAAGTACGGATTAGAACCAAATCCTGAAGTATCTCCGCAATGGGCGAAACCGGCATGACAGATCAGTATATGATTTCTGAGAACGGATATTTCTTTACGGATATTAATGCTCCGACACCAGAGGTGGCTTCTTATGGGGATTTAAATCCTCCTGCTCCTCCGCCTTTTACTGTTCCAGAGCCAGGCGTTACTACACTCGATGATGGAAAAGTAGTAAGATACGAAGACAATGAAATGATCATGAACTACTTTGTGTATGATGGCAGCGATAAGCTTGTTTCATATCTCGAAACGAACAAAGCCACCGGAATCATGATACAGTATACCTTTACTCGAACAGCTGGTCCGCCGCTCGATGCCATTGGAAGCAACGAAGATTATCAAAACTTTGCTGTAACTGGGCAAGTGGAAGGTCTAAATGACGATGTGCCTAACGCTTCTATCGAAAACTATAGCGTTACAGAGACACGAATAGCGTCAATTGGGCCACACGGCGAACTGATTCCAGCATAAATAAGATAAAAGCAGGGTAATATGGCAGACAGAATAGACGCACTCACTACAAGAAAGACGACGCAGCGAGATCCTGTGTTCACTGACTTTTACAATGACTTTAACATACATCCTCAGAACAAGCGTCTTGCTCTTCATACTGACGAACAAGCCGTAAGAAGATCAATGCGTAATATCTTGTCGACCAATACTAAAGAACGTCTGTTTAATCCTGAATTTGGTGGCGGTCTTCGAAGATTCTTATTCGAAGATATCTCTGTGATGACGGCAGATTTGATTAAAGATGCCGTAAAGGATTCTATTACTAAGTATGAACCTCGCGCCAGAATCGTAGACGTATTAGTAATATCAAATGAGTTTGCACATTCTTATGAAGTATCAGTCTATTATGAGATAATAAATAATGCAAACCCACAGACACTTCAGCTCACCCTTTATAGAGTAAGATAATGGCAAATTCTAGTATAGTCCTTACACAGTTAGACTTCGATTCCTACAAGGATTCGCTGAAGACATTTCTGAAATCTCAGGATAGATTCAAAGATTACGATTTCGACGGAAGTAACCTTTCGGTTCTTCTTGACGTGCTTTCGTATAACACGTATCAGAACGCGTTCTATCTGAACATGATCAGTAACGAGATGTTCCTTGACTCTGCTAAGTTACGCGACAGCGTGATTTCACACGCCAAAGAATTAAACTATCTTCCTCGTTCTTTCAGATCCTCGTCGGCGACAATTAAACTTGTCATCACTTCTGCAGATGCCGCAAAGAGATCGATCGTTATTCCAAAGGGTACATCGTTTACTTCGCGTGTCGATGACTTCACTTATAACTTTAGTACTACTGAAAACTATGTTATTACGAACAGAACTCCGTCGGGTTCAAACTTTGTATATGAGAGCGAAGCAATTCGAGTATACGAAGGCAACTATCTGAGTGATACCTATACCGTAAACTATGATAGACCGCTTAACTATAAGATCAGCAACAAGAGAGTGGATCTTGAAAGTTTACTTGTTACGGTCTTCGAAGATAATGGTACGACTGTTCAAACTTATAAGAGAGCGACGTCGCTCTTCGGCCATGACGGAAATTCAAAAGTCTTCTTCTTACAGCCAGGAATTGGAGACACGTATGAAGTGGTCTTCGGTGACGGAGTAGTTGGAAGAAAGCCAAAGAACAACTCGGTATGTATCATCGAGTATCGTACATGTAACGGCGAACTTCCAAACGGCGCATTCAAGTTCATCAATACGGCAAGAATCGACAACGAGCCAAATGTTGTTATTGAAACTATTACTGCTGCCACAGACGGCGCAGTTGCCGAAGATCTTACATCGATCAAGTATAACGCACCGCGAGCCTTTACGACACAAGAACGTGCTGTAACTTCTGAAGACTATGAGAACCTGCTCAAAGCAAACTTCCCTGAAATTAATGCTGTGGTTGCATATGGTGGAGAAGATGCTAATCCTCCGCAATATGGTAGAATCTTCTTGTCGATCGACCTTCAAGAAGTTGACGGTCTTCCAAAGATTAAAGAAGCCGAGTA